GCATATAAAATTATTAATAATGAAATATAACTTGTTATTAACAACAAGGTTATTAATAAACATTTTTGGTTATAAATCATTAGTTAAAAGATTTTTATATGATGTAAACAAGATGTTAATTGACAATGGGTTACCATTCACAATCAAGTATATGAAAGCTGTTAAGCTTTCAATAACTAGATATATGAGTGGGAAACCATTAAATATTAACTCTTCACTCGTCTCAATAACCGAGGGCTTTCCTACAAAGTTCCTTTATTTAAAACCTTTAACATCTAGTAATGATGGAAAGAGATTATTATTATCTCTTTTATCATATACTAGAGCATTGAAGGCTTCAAAGAAAGATGAACCTAAACCTAATTATCAATCAATAACTGATCCATATAAAGGAAAGGAATATACTATTCCTAACTGATATATAGACAAGTTTATTCTTGATTTTAAGCTTAAGTCCAAATTACCAGATTATGATAATGATTGTCACTATATTAGTAACAAATCATCACCATTTGGTAATGCAACTTTGTCTGGACTTTATGGATTGTTTTATATGGTTCAAATGACACCAAAGATAATAGAAACTTTATTAAGGTTTCTACCATCTAAGGATTATCTTTTAAAAGATGTAATTAAACATGTTTTAGAAGATAATAGGTCATTTAAATACATTAAAACTCCTAAAGCCCCAGGAAAGCTTTCAATAGTGAAAGACCCTGAATTAAAGATGAGGGTCATTGCTATGGTAGATTACTATAGTCAATGAATTCTCAAACCTATACATAAGATATTACTTAATTTATTAAATAATTTCCCATGTGATAGAACTTTTACTCAGGATCCCTTTCATGATTGAGGAAAGACGTATGGTCAAAACTTTTGATCATTAGATCTTAGTTCCGCCACAGATCGATTCCCAATCACTCTTCAACAAAAATTATTATCAAAAATATTTGATAATGATTTTGCTGAAAATTGAAAGGAATTACTCATTGGTAGAGAATATGAATCACCAGAGGGTAATCTACTAAAATATTCAGTAGGTCAACCAATGGGAGCATATTCTTCTTGAGCCGCCTTTACACTTACTCATCATCTTGTTGTTCATTGAGCCGCTCATTTAGAGGGGTTCAATGAATTTACAAAATATATCATTCTTGGTGACGATATCGTAATAAATCACGATAAAGTTGCAAGACGGTATATTAAGATAATGAATAAACTTGGTGTAGAAATCTCAGTACCAAAAACACATGTATCTAAAAATACATATGAATTTGCTAAAAGATGAATATACCAAGGTAGAGAAATCTCAGGGTTACCTTTAAGAGGAATAATGAATAATTTAAATAATCCAATTACTATAATAAATATAGTAGTTGAATATATTTATAGAATTCCATCCCTCTTAAAGCTAAGTACCACTACGGAGCTATTGATGAAATCAATGGTTAATATTAAGTTTAATAAGAGATTTTACTCTCGAATCAAACTTAAATTTATTATTGACTCATCAATTTTAATGATAAGATTTAATAAAGGATTGACAAATTATGAAGAAATAAGAAATTATTTCTTCAGATTTTGTAAAATCCAAGAATTAAATCTACCAAATGTTGACGAAATCTATCCTTTTATGGATAGAGTCTTCTCATTAGGTTTAGATAGTATAGCAGAAAAGAGTGCAAACTCTTTAATGAAATATTATGATAGATTCTTAGGATCTTTTGATCCTAA